TCATCGTTTGTTTTATATCCCCAATATACGCCCTCCATCCATCGTGGTGCCTTAGATGAATACTCGTAATATGACATACACCATAACAAATACAATAGTGTTTTCATCATTTTTATAGTATTTAAAACACAAGAAACCTATCAATTTTTAAAATTGAAAATAAACTAGATACAAATAAAACATAAACAAACAAAGATTAATTATGACACAACAAACATTGGATTACGTATGGGTAAATGAAGAATGTGAGATTTGTATGAATCGTATTACGACTACTATATTCTTTAATGACCTAAAAGATGTTCCTCCATATACTTATGATAATGTATATATCAAGCCAAAAGAAATATTTAAAAATCCGTTTTTGTCTAATGTAGACATTATTGTATTTTGTGATATGTATAATATAAATAGTTATAGTCACCCATGTCAACTAGTGATTATTGAAGAAAATCAACGAGCACGATTTGAAGACTATATGGATCAATATAACGAATCCGTTTTTAAAATCACCGAAAAATATAAAGTAAACAAACAAGTATTTAGGGAACATAAACAATTGTGTGCTTATATAGGGATTGACATATTTTGTAAACCGTGTGAATATTCTATTTATAGTGAAAAGAAAAATATATACAATTATGTGTGGATGAGTCGTCATATTTTAAACCAATTGTCGGAATACGGTGTGGAATGGTTTGACATAAAATTGGTCCCAAATGTGGAAGAAGATATTATTGATAATGTAAAATCTATGGAGGTTACTTCTATAGATGAAATGATGAATGATTTACAAATGTTTTAATATAAATATACTATACATTGTATATTATAATGGATAGTCAAATGATAAATCATATGATGAATTCAAATATGATAAGTATGATGACGATGAAAGAAAATATTTCTATTTATCATATTCTTACTACATTACTAGTTATGAATATCACCCCTTATTTACCTGTCATTAAAAACGCTTGTATCAAATATATTGAAAATAAATTAAAAGAAAAAGTCCCTATTTTTATTCACGAAGAAGAAAAAGAAAAAGAAGTGACTTCATCTATACAATTTATTCAAAAAGAAAACAGCGATGATATTATTTTTAACGCAATCAATTACTATATTGTCAACCACAATGAATCCAAACATTTGAAGTATTGTAACAACTTTTCCGTAATGAATGAACATAAATTTGTATTGGACAACGATTACGAATGTTTAGTATCCAATATAACGACCGACGAAAACGATGATAAATCTTACAAAATCAAGTTTATTTCTTATAGTAAAACATTGAATGAAATGAAATATTTTGTGGATAAGTTGACCAAACAATATATGTATGAACAAAAAAATAAATTAGGTGTTCAAAAGTATTTCTTCGACGAAAAGCACGTGACTTTGCCGAAAGACCAAGAAGGGGTCATACAATTGGATAAGGCACCTAAACATATTACGTTTCATATGACACCTTTCAATACGAACAAATCTTTACATAATATTTTTGGTATGCATTTGACCGCAATAAAAGAGAGAGTAAATATGTTTATTAATAACAAAAATTGGTATATTAAAAAGGGTATTCCACATACACTTGGTATATTATTGCACGGACCACCCGGGACTGGCAAAACCTCCATTATAAAATCGATTGCCAAAGATACAAATCGTCATGTCATCAATATTAAGTTATACAAAGATACTACGCAAGCACAACTTCGTAATTTGTTTTTTGATGAAAAACTAAGTGTGTTGGTAGATAACAAAACGGAACATTTTAATATATCTATGGATGAACGAATTTATGTCATTGAAGACATCGATTGTTTGACGGATATTATTTATAAGCGTGAAATTAGTGTAGTTCCACCGAGTGCTGAACAAAAAAACCCATATGTGTTTGGTGAAGAATTATCTTTGTCGTTTATTTTAAATTTATTAGATGGTATTTTGGAGACACCGGGTCGTATTTTGATTGTCACGACCAATCATATTGAAAAATTAGACAAAGCATTCATACGACCGGGACGAATTGATGTCAATTTGGAAGTTGGTTTTTGTACATTAGAAATGATTATAGAAATGTTTGATTTTTTCTATGAAGAACCTTGTGGTGAACTTTTTAAAGAGTTTGATTATAATGGTACCATAACGCCTGCGGAATTAAACAAATATATATTGAATCATTACAATAATAAATACTTGGCTTATTTGGAAGTTAAAAAAAAATATAGCGTCTAATATAAATGATTCCTTTTATATTAACACTTACAATCGCTTTATTAGTGTATACGTTTGCTTTCTCGAAAGGTGCCCCAACGTGTAATCATTTTGTGATGAATGTATACTTATATTTAGCTTTGTCTGTAAGTTTATGTGCGAGCTTTATTTATTTATACGAATCTATTTCGTGGAAACCCCCTATGTATGTAGCCATTATTTTATCTTTTGTCTCTATTATATTTTTATCTATAAGACCATTATTCAGTAAAAAAGGATATTTGACAAATCATTTTGGTTGGCTTGTATTCTTGGGGTCGGTGTCTCTTTTATTATCTCCTTTGCTTGAAAAGTTTAAAGATAAAGTAGAAAGGGCATTTATTTCAACATTCATCTTGTTTTTATGTTTGACATTATTCGCCAATGTAATACCCAAATTTTTGAAACAAACATATGAAAAAGTAATGGCGGGATTGATGCTTGGATTATTTGCGATTATCATTACAGAATTGTATTTTATCTTGACAAATCAATATAGTGATTATTTAAAAAATATGATGGATTATATTGTGATTTTATTATTTTCCGTTTTTTTATTGTATGATACAAATCGTTTGTATCATTATGCGTCTATATGTGTAAAATACCCCAATTATCCGCTATTATCAGTGAATTTATTTTTAGATTTGCTGAATATATTTTCAAGATTGTTAAGTTACGAGTAAATCAATTTAAGTAATTATCTGGTAAGTTTAATTTTCATTCATGCTTAATATATTTTATATACATATTTGTATAAACAATGTGACTATATTAATCTTTTAATTTATAAATATACAAAAATACATATTTATAAAATAATGTTTACAACAAAAATGTTTAATTGCTGTATGCGAGACCACCCATACCCGACATAATTCTTAGCACGTTGTAATTACGGGCATACACGCGGACTTTCGCCGTGTTGGTGCCTTCGACCGTGGCATTCGATAGAACCAATTGGAGAGTGGCGTTATCAATGCGACTGAAGTTACAAGTTCCCGATGGCTGGTGTTCTTCTGGGCGAAGAGCGAACGAATATACGTTGATACCAGTATCAGGGTAACGTGTGTGGTGCTGGAAAGGTTGTACTTGATCGAAGTAAGTACCTTCACGCTCCGAGAAGCGGTCTTGACCATTGAGCTGAAGCTTGGCAGTAACCACAGGATTTTCACCCCAGCAGTGCATGTTGAGGGAAGTTTCCGCGAGTACGAAAGTACCGGCGTCCGACACACCCGAACCAGTAACAGTACCACCACCAAGAGCCCAGTCTGCGCCATCGTCATTTGCGAGAGACCATACAGCATCGCTGGTTTGTGGGGCTTCGGCTTGTTGGAGCAATCCACCGCTAATGAATGCGTTTTGTCCGTCGACCGCTGCATCAGAACCGAACGCCTTAATGGAGTTAGGTAGAGCATCAACCGCATCTGTGTAATTGAACGGCTGAGCACCAAGAGCCTTGAACAATGTAGTATCGCCTTGGGTACCGGCGCAATAATCTACATTACAATCTGGTTGTACAACCCAAACAAGCTCCTTACAAGGGTGATTGAAGTTGAGACGGATTTTGTTGGACGACGAACCAACGGACTCCGACCCAGTGAACTGGAGCTGTTCAATGAGGTATTCCGAAGGGTTTTGCGCCATGCGTCGGCGTTCATCGGTGTCAAGGTAAATGTAGTCCACGTAAAGAGACGCGGCAACCAACGACTGAGCATATGCCGCGGTTACTTTTACATCCGCAGACGAACTTGGGGACAAAGAGCTTACAGCCCACAAGCACTCATCAATCGCGCGCAAATCAAGGTTAATTTTGACTTCGTGGTATTGTAGAGCAATAAGGGGGAGAGCAAGACCAGGGTTGGTACAGAACCAGAATTGAAGAGGGACGTATAGGGTCGTTTCTGGCAAAGCATTACGAGGGGCACACACTTGTCTTGGCGCGTTGGAATCACACGGGCCATCCACGTCCGCGAACGATGGATCCGTCATGAAGGTCAATTGGGTAGTTTGGCCAACCATCTTGTTGTATCCGGCTTCTTGGTTCTTGTCGAGGGTCAATTGGCACCAAATTTGCATCCAGTCGCCATAGTGTTTGTCAATACGCTGACCGCCAATTTCGACTTCGACTTGCTCAATCAACTGGTGACCAGGGAAATCCAACCAACGAGCATACACATCGCCCACAGCTAGACTTTGATTAATTTCTGGCAAAGTTACTTGTAAGTAAGTGCGGTAAGCAAGGTCGCCATTTCTCGAAATAGTACAATTTACCCGGCGACCGAAATCGGCTTGACCATTGAAGGTTTGCTCAATAGACTCCATAGCAAAATTGCTGTGTCTACGATAAGTCACTTTCCAGAAAGTAATTTGGGGGTTACCCGTAAGATATACATCTTGTGCGCCATAAGCTACTAATTGCATAAGTCCACCACCCATTCTATAATCTAACAAAAGAAAAAAAAAATAAAATTCTAATTAATTAAATTTTTCTGTATAAATTGTTTCAATAACAAAGGACTATTATAATTATACACGTATTTCTTGTTTTTTTTAAATACATAACAATTATCATTTCTTTTTTTTACTTTCCAACCATTCATAATGGCGTTTAATATGAACTTTTTTTTCATCATACGATCCATAATAATATATGATTATATTGTTAATATAAAAATTAAACTATTTAAATACCGAAAAATATATAAACAAATTAAACGATTAAAGACCTACTAATTGTATAATATAATGATGAAAGAACTTACCATTGATAATTTATACACCAATTATTTAAATGACATCAATCAAGCTGAATATAAAATATTAAATAATAAACAAGAAAATAGTGAATTACAAAAAGACGAACAACAAAGATTATATCGCTTAAAGAAAAAGAAAAATGATTATTTACTAAATAACTCGAATGATTTATTCAATTATTTCGAATGTAAACAAAAGATTGAAATAAACCAGAACCCTAAAAAAATGATACAACGTTTTTTTAATCAACAAGAAGATGATAGTATCAATATTTTAAATAAAAGTATCCAAAATTATATTAAAAAAAATAATTTTAGTAGTATGAACATAAGCGACTTTATGTTTGACAATAGTGTTTGTAGCAAGTGTTCAAAAGGAGAAATGATAAAAATTATTTCAGAGGGTATTTTATTGTGTAATAATTGTTTCAACAACGAAACATTTTTTGTAGAAAATGACAAGCCGTCTTATAGAGACCCTCCTAAAGAAATTTCTTTTTATGCTTATAAAAGGATCAATCATTTTAGAGAAATTTTGTCTCAATTTCAAGCAAAAGAGTCTACCGATATACCACATGAAATCATTTCACAAATAGAAAATCAAGTCAAAAAAGAACGTATAGAATTGAGCGAATTGACCAATAAGAAAACAAAAGAAATCTTAAAAAAATTGGGATACAATAAATATTATGAACATATACCTTTTATTAAAGACCGGCTTGGTATAAAACCACCTGTAATGAGCCCCAAATTAGAAGAAACGTTATGTAATTTATTTATGGATATTCAAATACCATATTCGAAATATTGTCCTAATGATAGAGTAAATTTTTTAAATTATTATTATACACTTTATAAATTATGTGAATTATTAGGCGAAACAAGTTATCTTAAACATTTCCCAATGTTAAAAGAACAAAAAAAGGTAGAACAAGACGAAATATGGAAAAACATATGTCGGGAACTAGATTGGGAATTTATATCTACTTTATAGCCCGCCTGGGAAACCGACCAGATTCGCACCAATACCAAAGCCGGCACCAGTTCGCGCGTTCGTTCCCATAGTTGGTAAATACGTGTCCAATACACTAAATGTTGCTGCGGCAACTAAAGCAATAAGAACTATTTCATCCAATTTCAAACTTTGTTTTGGAATGGCGTACGCGGCAATAGATACCATCAAACCTTCTACTAAATATTTAATGACGCGTTTTAACAATTCTCTAAAGTTCAACATTATATTTTATAAATATAAAAATAATATAACCATAAAAAATATATAAAGGATTTATTTATTCTATAATAATGAATGTTGATTTATTAGATGAAGATAGACCCATTGCTGAACAGAAGTTTGTATGCTTATCATTTGTTTCTCCAGAACACTTGATCAAGAAAAAAGAATTATTTTATTTTGAACGTTTTGTTCAACAATACGATATCGTAAAATCAATGAGTAAATTCATTGAATTTATTAATTTTGTCTCTTATAAATATAATATTCCCATTGAAGAATTAAATAAAGAATATGACTCTTTTGTAGATACATTCAAAGATAAACTAAAAGTGGACGTGAGTGATGATTATAAGAATTTTATAGATAAACAAGAAGATGTTCTTGAAAAGGAATTTTTAAAAGAAAACGCTTTTCAAACCAGTGTCCGAGGACTAAAAGTGCGTGGCGTATTTTCTACCCAAGAAGAAGCAGAACAACGTAGTAAAATGTTAAGAGAAACAGACCCGAACCACGATGTATACGTAGGACCAGTAGGAATTTGGTTGCCTTATCATCCAGAAGCGTACAAAACTGGAAATGTTCAATATTTAGAGAAAGAATTAAATGATTTAATGCACGAGAAAAAGATTAATGAAGATAAAGCAAAACAAAATTTTGAAGCAAGAGTAAAAGAATCGAAAATAAATGCGATTGAAGAAAATATGAAAAAGGCAAAAGAAACCAATAACAAATTAACCCAAAGCATCAACGAAAAAGGTGAACTTGTAAGTATTCATGCGCCAAATGACCAAGATGCTGTATTAGGTGTAAATGCTTCATTAGAAGATATTCGAAAAGAATTATTTTAATTCTTTATTGTATGAGCCTTGTAACTATATCCAGAACAAAATATATAGAAGATATTTCTTCTCTTATTTTAGCAGATATATCGGATAATATAGAGCTTGAATTTCGTGAAGGTAATCCAGAGTTTATAGCCTTGGCAAATTTACGAGAATATAAAAATCGCGAAGGTGTAAACATTTATGATGATATATATTTTCGTACTAGAGTTGGAAGAACCAACGGAAGAAATATTTCATTTGAACAATATGATTATAAAACGAGACAAATGCGTCGTAAAGCAGAAATACTACAATATAAAAATAATCAATTACCATTGAGTGAAAAAAATACATACAAAAATTCAGTTACGTCTAAAAGTAGATTCAGTCAAGCAACATTAAAAATGATAAGAGACACACAAAATATAGAATCTTGTCAAACACAGAAGGGTCATTGTAGTGATATTGTTTACGACCAAAACATCCCGTTTGAAACCAGTTTATAATTATTCTCTTAAATTAGGAAACATACAAATTTCTAAAGAAGGAAATATATCGCCACTCATACATGTTTCTCCTTGGTGTATTTCGCTACAGTTTCTCATTCCTCTATCATATCCAATATAACAATAACCATCTTCTTTAGCAATTTGGTTACTGTTATAATTTATTTTATTCAACAATTGATTTACACCTCCTTTTTCTTTTTTGCTTTTTAATTCCCGTTCTTTTTCCTTTTCTTCGCGTTTTTCTTTTTCTTCTTTTATACTTTTGTTCAATTGTCTCAGTTCGTTATTTACGTTGGGTTTTGGTTTTATGACATCTCTATACATTTGTATAATATTGTCTCTGAAGTAAAATAAAGCAAATAATATACTGCCTAGTATTATAAATAAAAATATATACCATAAAGTATTGTTTGTTGAAGTATTATTTGAACTTCGATTCATAGCATTATCATTATTTAAACTTCGATTCATAGCATTATTTAAACTTCGATTCATATCATTATTTAAACTTCGATTCATATCATTATTTAAACTTCGATTCATAGCATTATCATTATTAAAATCATCATTTGTATAATTATTGGTCGCGTTTCTAAAGATATTTTTATTTACATTTTCAGAAAAGTTCTCTCCGTCGCCATACATTTCGTTATATTTTTCACTTAATGCCATTAATATATTTTAAACAGATTTAAATAAATAACGATTGTATGAATAGTATGTTTACAAATTTACAAAATGATTTATTGAATTATTATGGTCAATTTATGTATTTGAAACTTTATGTGGAAGACCAAGAATTAAAAGATAAATATATGGAGTCTATTGATAAACATCATTTAAATATGTCCAATGATATACAACATATCGACGCAGGGTTTGACTTATGGAATCCAGAAGACCAAATTATCATGTCAGACAAAGTGAATAAAATGGATTTTAAAGTGATGTGTAGCGCTAAAATAATTAAAAAAATATCTTCGGATAAAAATGTCCTAAATGCTTACAATACAAAACAATACAATAGTGGGTTTTATATGTATCCTAGGTCAAGTATTTCTAAAACAAAATTAAGATTGGCAAATAATGTAGGCATCATTGACTCTGGTTATAGAGGATGTCTAATAGGTATGTTTGACGTTATATATTCTTCAACACCTATACAAGTAAATAAACACGAGCGATTTTTACAAATTGTCTCTCCTGATGTTTTACCCATTGTGGTAGAATTGGTCGATAAAAAAACGGATTTAGGTGTCAACACTTCGAGAGGGTCAGGTGGGTTTGGTTCAACAGGCGTATAACGAATCGTATAATTTTTGTTTTTCAGTTTTTGTCTCTTCTATCCAAACTTCTTTTACTTTTATTTCACTAAAAATAATTTGGGTATTATCGTATAAATGTTTAAACAGTCCTGTGTTTTCTATTAATTTTATATTCATATTGATGTCCTGTGAATATATCAAATGAACTACTACATATAATATACCTTTGTATGTTTTATTAGAAGTCACCGAATATTTATGTTGAAATAACACATATAAACATTGTATACATTGTTGTATAATATCTTTACAGTGGTTAGATTTTTTTAATAAAATATCCCATAATAACCATATAATATTTCTATTTTTTTTATCATCTTTGAACAACATATTCCCACGCGGTACTATGTAAACATTCTTCTTTTTTTTTGTCAAATATACATCATAGTCTATCAACCAATCTAACCAATAAATAATGCTGGTTTTATCTTTTGTATTGTCTATATGATAGACCAACTCATTTAGGGGTATATAAAACTCTTTTGGGTCTTGTTGCTTAAAAAATGGTTTTATATATTCTACATTATCCGCATTCAAATGGTCGTACATTTTTTCTAAATTAAATGAAAAAGGCATAGAAAGCAAAGAGTGTTCATTTTTTGTCTCGCAAAAAATAAGTGTAATTGTAAAAAAAATATTTCTTGTGGTATCGTCGTTTTTAAAATCAGTTTTAGTCGAAATACCTTTGAATTCTTCTAATTTTTTACATAAATATATGGGTATTTTTATATTATGAATATGTATATATTTACAATAAAACATAATATAAATTTTCCATAAATCCGCCAAATATCCACTACATATCATTTCAGCCGTCCAATGTAAAGCATCGTCTCTTTTTTTATAATATAAAGATTCGGTAAGTTCTTGTATAACGTTCGATTTTTTATGATTTGAAAATGATAAACGAGAAAACGATTTACGATTGTCTATTATTTTACATTTTTCCATTCTTATATTGAAACTAAAAAAAAAATAAAATAATATAACAAATGATTATGATGAAACTATTAATCTTATTGATATTATTGTATTTGTATTTTATGTTTTCGAGACAAGAAGGGTTCACTGTATTAGAAGAGAGTTCTTTGATAAAAATAGACCACGATATTTTAGACAGATTTTATGCGAAAATATACGATGATTTATACGATACTTTACCTATACATACTAAAGAATGCGAACAAATCGTTCCTTATTTAAGAAAAAGCAGTAATGTTTTATGTTTAGATTGTAGAACAGGACATATGGTTCAACTTCTTTCTAATTACGCAAATATTACTGGGTTAGAAACGTCTTCGTATATGATAAACTATGCTAAACAATTATATCCAGAATTAAAATTTCAATATGGTAAATACAATCCTTATATAACAAAATTAAATACACATATTATTTGTCCTTTGTTTAGTATTCATACTAAATACGAACTAGGTAATTTTCTAAGTGTTTGTTACGGATGGCTGATTCATAAAGGATTTTTATTCATCACTTATTTACCTAATATAGATCATATTAAAGATATCATACAACATAACCCTCGTGAAAAATTTTTGTATCATTATAATTTTTCATTGAATGTAGAAAAAAATGCTGGATATTCTATTGTTACTGAAAATATTTATAATAAACATACACTAAAGCGTAAAAATATATGGAATTATCAACAAATCAAACTGGATAATTTAATTTATGAAGCAAGTTTAAAAGGATTAAAATTTATGAAAGACGTTGACTTAGGGACATTTCGAATGGCAATATTTACAAAATCCACTTAACGACTATATTTACCAATACTTACAAAGGAATCTATAATATAAAGAATAAATAGTCCTAAAAAACAATACAATACAATTTCTTCATTTTTTTGGTTTGTTTTTACTTCTTTTTGTTGTTCCAATAATTCTAAAATATGATTTATTTTATTTAATAAAGGGTTTCCTATAGAAGGATGTCCTTCTTCTAGTATAAATTCATTAGAGGGTTGTATTAATTGTGGCGTGGATTCTTTGTGATAAAATTGTGCTAATTCATCGTCATTTTCTTCTTGAATATTAGAATGAATATTTACTATGTCAATTTCGCTAGGTATTTCTTTTGATTTTTCCACCGTTGGTTTTAATAATTGCTTTAAATTATCTTTATTTATTTTTGGTTTTTCTAAAACCGGTGTTGGTTCATCGTTTTTTATTAAAGCCGCATTAAAAGCAAAAGCCATACTTAAATAATCAGTATATTTTTTTACTATAATTTAAATATATATATTATAGTAAATGACAAAGTATAAATTTAGTTACTTGGATTATTATCATTCTTTAAACAATAACAAAATATTTGCGGGGTTCATTATTCTTATTATGAATATATGTACACGATACGCCACGTTGGAATTGAGTAAATCCCAAGAATATTATGTGAAATATATTTTTGGTAAACAATTGCTTTTGTTTGCGGTTATATGGATGGGTACACGAGACATATTTATATCTATTTTAATGACGATTTTATTTTTACTTTTAGCGGATTATTTGTTAAATGAACAAAGTAAATATTGTATAATACCTAACCAATGTAAAGTGAAAGATTTGTCCGGCAACATAACTCAAAAAGAAATAAACGATTCGATTGACATTCTTAAACGTGCCCATTCACAAAAGAAACACAAAGAAAATGACATAGAAGAATATGCCTTATTTAAAGAAAATTTTATTTAATTTCTATAGTTTTATATATGTACAATGCGTATAAGTATATTTCGGTTGTGATTAAACCGACCATAACGATGTATGATTTTGATAATAAAAAAAACGAAGAGGAACTTTTAAAGACGGATATGTTTAAAGATACAAATATTAAAGAAGAATTGCTTGAAGATTATAAATATGATAATATTTTTAAAAAGAAGGATACTTATATCATTTATCCTAAAGAAAAACCGTCAACAAAAATAATTGATTATGATTATGGGCGTGAAAATTTAATCCGAGACAAAGTTCGGGAAACATTATTTAATGTCGTTAAAGAAACAGGAGTAAAAGAAGTGACCTTTTACGTACCTTTATACAATGAGACTGATTTGGAATATCGTTATAAATATTCTAACAAAAAACTGAAAAGCATTAAGTATACTGATGTATTTGATAGTTCATTCAAGAAATTTTTGTCGGATTTACCAATTGTAAACAATGTAACTATAATACCTAAACTAGATATACCTATAAAAGATTTTTTCAAATATTTGAATGAGAAAACAAAAAATAAAGAAACTAAATTGATACAATTTTATGAATATTTATTTTATTTTCAAAGAGACAAATCTATCATTAAAAATATTATCAATCGTCAATTATTTGATAAATTTGTTATATTATATAAACCTGAATATTTAGACAAGGATTTTGATGTAATCCATCCAGCCTATTATTATGAATTATCTGATGTGAAATTAAAC